GACAACTCGTCTAACTGCTTTATAAGGTCGGTTATAGAGTTGTCGGGCGAAACTAAGTCTTTGTAAAAAATTGGGTTCGTCTCTGTTGCCATAGTTATTTATCTTTTATTTTGCGTCTAACGGCTTAAAATTATATTTACTTATAGTTTACCATAAAACAGAAATAAAAGCCGTGTCGGGTGTAAATTATGCCTTAACGGCTGTTTTCTGTCTTTTAACCTCGTCCTCCATGTACTCGTATGCGTTGAAAAACTCTAATACGGTGTAGTTCTTTGGGTCTACGTGTAGGTGCTTGCTTAACACTAAGCACATATTTTCAAATTGTTTGTCGTACTTTATTTCTACACTATCTTTACCCTCGTAACATTTAGGCTTGATGTAGGTTATAAGTTCATTTGTAAGGCGTTCGATTTCTTGCTTTGTTTTTAGATTCGCTTCCCCCTCGACAATGTCCTGCAATATTAAGATAGTACGCCTTTTCAGTTGGTCGTAATATTCTTTTGCCGCTGCATCATCGAACGAGTGCGGAAAGTACGTTTGCAAGTCCTCATCTATTTTTTTTTTGACAACCCCGAAAAGGGTTGTTAAATCTTTAACGCTCACATCGCCTATACGGTTTAATGTGCATTGTAGTGCGTCATCTGATATATCATCGCACGGCTTGCCGTCTATGCTTGCAATCAGACACGCAAAGGCACTGAATTTTGGACTAAGTTCTGTTTGCACGGCATACAAATTTTGTCTCATGTTCATAATTTCCTGCCCGGCTGCATCTTTGTCCCCGCTCTGTATGTAGCGCACAACCTTTTCAATATGTGCGTCAAAGTCTGCAATATCTGAACCTATACCCGAATCTATAAGTAGCAATTTGTTGAACTTATGGAAACGTCTTATCGGTAAATCTGCTATATCATCGTATAGCGTTACTTTGTGCGTACCTAATCGAACTTCTTTCATAATATGTTACGTGTTATAATAGTTGAAACAAAAGGCGCAAGCAAGCACCGATAATCACCCGTATAAATTGCAATAGGCAAAACCAAAAGAACACAGACCCACCAACTTAAACAAAAATCGCAATTTGCCATTTTAGAAAAGAAAGTGTTTCCGTGTATCTGTAAGTGTTCTATTACACGCCACTTATACAACAAAGTCAGCACAAAGGCGGCAACGCACGCCAATAATATGCAAAAACAAATAAATTCTATCATACGTATATACTTTTTATCGCTCGTAACACGGCTCGTTATAAACAATCTCACCCTCTAAACGTACAGCCCAATAAGGGTGCATTAAGTATTGGTTTGTTGTTTCGTCCAAGTTGTAACCCTTGTAAACGTTCTCGGACTGCTCATAAATACGATTAAACGTGTATTGACAACCCGGGTGCGTAAAACCTCCGTTGAGTTCTCGCAATAGCTGTGCCTTTAACGCTTCGGTGTTTCGGTTGTCCTTTTCGTTGTACACCTTGCGCAAATCAACCCACACAACAAGCGCAAACGGGGTTTTTATCTTGTTTTCTATACCTCTGTTATAAGGTTCTATTTTGTGCGGTTCTAATACATCAAAAAAGGCAAAGTTACCGATTTTTGCGTCTGGACTTACACAAATATAGTCATTATGATTATTGCCCTTTGCGTAATCGGTGCCGCCTGCATATACGTGCGGTTCTTTGTACGTCTTGCCATTAACAACACGTGTTAACCTTTGCGCACGCCCAAAAACAACGTCAAGCCAACGGATATTATCAGCTAAGCCTTTTTGAAGTTGCCCAATAGCTTTGTCAAGCATTACCGGGTCTTTTATGATAGGTGCTAACGTCTTTCTTTCCATATTTCGTTATTTATTTAGCATTTGTCGCAATTTCTCAACTACTGCCGGGTAAATGTACTCCCATATTAAAACAGCCTTATTTTCTGCGTTCAAACCCATAATTTGACGACCGTACTTTTTTATCAAGTCCTCTGTCTTGAAGTCAGACGCTTTTATCTCAAATGATTTGTCGCCTACCTCGACATAAAAAGAACTTTCAAAATCGCCCTCGTCCCTCAACGTTACACGGTTTGTTGGTTGTCCTTTTAACTCTTTAATCTGTATCGTTACCGGACTATAAGGTTGATAATCTGCTATCGACACGCCCAACGCATTCTCACCGCTTTCGTATAGCTGATTTTCTGCGTTCATATCCACGATTAACGCCTCGTTATCTGTTACGATATTAGAGAGTAAAGCACCGTTTTCTAATTGCTCGTTAAAAGCCTTGATACGCTCTGCAAGCTGATTAATTACGCTCATACATTTTACACCGTTCTATACCTTACACCGTGGTTATTACAAGTTAGGCAAATTCTGTCTATCCCTTGCGTGCTTATCCTTAACGCTGCATACGCTTGTTTTAACTCATAGCCTAAGCCGCCCGGGCGTACTCCGTTTGTGTTGCCGTCCAACTCGTACAGAATTTCCATACGGCTAACATTTGTTTGATTTCTGTTTACTCTCGCTTCGGGGTTCATTGCCATTGTACGCAATGCAATAGCGGCAACTTGACGTTGTAAGGCGGTCGCAAATATGTGCCTTTGCTCTATGATAAAATCGGTAAGGTCACAACCGACAGACACCTCAACGTTTAACCCATAATTGCAAGTGTTCTCATAAATCAACATTCCGTTGTCGAATAGTTCGGGGTTATCGCTCCATTTAGCGTCAACGCCTACACGGAAAGGACTAATCTGTAAATACTTTGTGAGTTCACGCCAAGCCTTAACGCTGCCTATGTTGCAAGTGCCGCACGGTTCACGGCTCCAATCTTTCGACACGTTTATAGCTTCCATTCCCAACGGTAGTGCGTTTTGGTCGTAACCAATAAACCAAGACCCGCCGGCGTTCGTGCGTCCTCCCATGTAAGGCATAAACCAATCGTTTACGCTTACCCAAGTAAACGAGCCGTTATCTTGTGTTATCTCAACATCTTTGTATGCGATAGGCTCATAACGTGAACTATGAAACAGATAAAGCCTAATTGTACCGGTTGCGCCTGCTACTTGTAACCCTACACGTTCAATCTTTGCCGTTACACCCATAGAACGCACAGGCGTTATCTCCATACCAACGAATGACTGTTTATTGTCTATAACGTTGCGAATACGCCCGGCACCGTCAAAAAACGTAACTCTATCAAGTAGCGGGCGTGTTTCCTCTCCTATTACCTTTGTTTGTATAAACGTCTGTAATAGCTTTCTGATACCGCTTCTTGTGAGTGTCTGTAAGTAATCGTTAACTATGTCATAGCCTGCCCACGGCTTATCCTCTGCGTTTGCCCCATAGTCTTGCATATAGTAATCATCGTTAAAGTCGCTTACATTGCTATCGGGTTCTAATCCTCTAACCTCCTTTAACGCAACATAGACACGCCCGGCGTGCCTTACCTTTTGCCCCCTCGTGTACGTTCTGAACTCTGTATATTCGGGGTACTTGTATAAAAAATCTTCGGGTATAATTGCCCGTATGTTTTCAAGCGTCAAAAGCGGGTGCGCATCTTGAAACGTTAAACCGCTTTCGCTCTGTGTTAAATCCTTATTGATTGCCTTTTCGGGGTTGTAATCTTGCGCCCACCCTACCAAATGTAAAAGGCTATCTTCTATTTGCGTTAATCTATACATTTGCGTCAAAATGAAAAAGGGGGAGGGGAAACCCCCGCCCCCACAAATTAAAAGACATGAAAAGACTAAACCGCCTTTGTTGATACCGGGTTGCTTGCTCCGTTGGTAATGACAACCGGGTTGGCGGTTGGAATGTCTCCAACAGGGTTGGCAATAGCAAACTTGATGATTGGGTTTGCAATTGTTGCCGGTGCGCTGTTGTAAGCCACCAAGAAACAAACGTCAAGGCTGAATCCGTAAAACTCCTTAACTGCACAAGTCAAGTCAGCGGTCGCAGTTCCTGCAATTGCGCTCTGATTGCCCACCTCTGTGTAGAAGTGCGCACCAACAGGCAAATCAAGCATTGGCAGGCGCACAACGTCCCACTCGTGCGAGTTTGCGGTCGCTCTGCGCAACGCTTCACGGTCTACACGTGTAACGACTGCACAATTGCCGTCCTCAACCACGAAACCGGTCGCAAACTTGCCGCTCTCGTTCGCTACTGAATTGGTGTAGTGCAGAATCTTGCCCTCGTACTCCAATCGCCTGTTCTGCTCGTTGTACACGCCCATCTGTGCAAGCTGCCGTACGTGTGCATCGACACCGCTGTTGCCGATTACGTGCAACTCTCGATAGAACTTGTTTGCCCTCATCATTGGTGCGCTATCGCCCAAGATACTGTTACGGAGCAGCCATGGCACGTTTACAACGTTGCCGGTCTGCTTGTAGTAGAGCAAGTTCTGAAACACCTGTGTCTTGTTCGCTTCCAATGAAGCAACGGCGTAGGAGTCCAACTTCTCCAACAGCGCACGGGTAATGTTTGCCATTTTGCGGTTGAAATCTCTCTCGTAACCGATAGAGTTGTTCATGTACGCAGACGGCACCATCGTGAAGCCTACCGCAAGCGTTGCCCAAGTCAAAGTATATAACTTTGAGGTGTTCTCTGCATCTGCAATGACACAACTACGCTCGTTTGCCACCACTACATCGCCGTTGTAATCAAGAACCGGCACCTTTACATCGTTGCCCATGCTCTGAAACGCTTTGTCTCGTAATTCGGGCGAAATAATTGAGGTCGGTGCATCTGTCTGTGAGATAAAGAAGTCAATTGCTCCGTACTCACCCATACGGACCATATTACGGTCGAAAGTCGGGTCACTGATACGCCAATCCTGCACTCGTGTTGCTACTAATGACATAATTTAATTAATTTTGATATGTTATTATTTAGGGCTAACCCTTTGCCCGGTTAATTCTTACTGAAGCGGTAAGGATTTGTAACCCTCGTTCGCTTTGACAATCTCCTGCATTGCGGTGTCAAACTCTGCCGAGCCGATTGTCTTGCCCTGCTGCAATAGAGATTGAGTTGCAATCTCGTTGAACTCTTTTCGGGTACGTGCGGATGAAACGTCAACAACGACACCGCCACCGTTACCGCCTGTTGGCTGTACAGGCTGCGTGCCTGCTCCCGGTGCCGCCTTGCCTGCTAATACGCCCAACGCTTCCAGCTCTCGCTCCACCAATTCACGTGCCGTGAAAGGCTGCAAGTTGGTAGCCGCATTTCTCATCACGCTGTTGTCTGAATTGTGGAAACCCAACACCTTGCCGCCCTTGCCGTCGTCAATGAATTGAGGGTTGAAACCCTTTACCTTTTCAACAGCCTGCTGCATAAGCACCTTTGTCACGCTCTCCGGCAACTCCGGCTTGAACTTGATACCCGCCAATGAGTTGTTAATCTCATTGTCGACACGCACACCAAATATCTGCGTTTCGTACTCTGCCTTTTGCTTCTCGCTCTGCTTCTTCAAACTTGCGTACTCTTTTCGTACGTTCTCCAAGTCTGCTTTTGCTCGTGCGAGTTGCGCCTGCGTTTCCTCGTTGCCGCCCTTTGCGACCAAACCCTCCAAACGTGTCTTCTCTGCTTTCAGCGTTGCGATTTCCTCCGTGTACTTGCTTGCTCCGTCTTTCTGCTTCAACTCCGTTGCAGCACGCTTCAAGAAATTGTAAGTCTTTTCGTCTCCGTCACGCTTAACGCCGGTAACGTTTGTAATCGTTTCGTCCATCGTGCGGTAGACTTCGCCAATCCTGCGGCCGATAACATCGTTCTCATCGTTTTGGCTCATCTGCACCAATGCGGCAACCTGCTTGTCGTTCAAGCCTGCTAACTCCGCATTACCTCTAATTGTTTCTTTCGTTAATGCCATATAACTAACCCTTTGTTATTTGTTTTTAATTCGGTTTCCCGTTTGTTACTTTGCACCATTTTTCGGTGCTGCCCCCTCGTTGTTAGGCTGCGTTGCGTTCACCGCTGCCAAAGCCTTTGCAACAGCTTCGTCAATTGCCGCCTGCTGCTTCTCCTCGAACTCTTTGCACTGCTTCTCCAACGCTTCCTCGATAGCTGCCTGCTGTGCTTCTGCTGCACTCTGTGCGCTCTGTCGTTCTCGTTCCTCCGCTTCCTTTGTCTGCTTCTCAATCCAAGCGGTAGGGTCGTAAACTACACGCACATCGTAACCAAGTCGCTTCAAGTTTGGGAAAGCCGTCTCAAAGGCGTTAACGCCGAATTTCTGTACACGTGGCACAGAAACCCTTTCGCCTGTCTTTGAGTTGAACTCTTTTACCTCAATGACAGCGTGGAACAACCCCTCTTCGCCTTTCGGTACGTCGTAGTTATCAACTGTCACCTCGTCTAATTTGTACTTCGTTTCCATACTCTGTAAATTTGTTGTTAATTGATTTGATTTTATCGTTAAAATTGATTGCGCTACCAAATTCTAATATATTAGTATTTTCACGCTCAAAACGCCTGACAAAGTTAGAGAAATTTAGCTTTACAACCAAATCCCTATCTGAAATTATACCCTTATCGTGGTAAACTTGTACCTCATCGAGTGTTAAATGTGGATAGGGTTCTAATTCTCTAAGCGTTATCATACGTTGTAACTCTGCGGGGTTGTTGCGGTACTCTGTTTCAAGTATCTGCGTTTGCATCGCATCAAGTTCTGCATCGCTTGCCCCGCTTTCCTTTGCTTCTTTGTATCGCTTTCGCAAGTCGTTTGCACTCAAATTATAAAATTCTGTGCCATAACTTACCGTTGCACCTATGAAGCCTTTGCCATAACGCAAGCGGCAAACGGTCGCATCAACCCAACGCTGTGCATCTTCAAAACCTTTCTTGATAGTGTTTAGTATCGTGGTTTGGCTTTCAAAGTTTGCGTTTACTTGCGCTTCGTTAAGTGCCTGCGTATTGATTAAGCCCTCGCTGTCTGTACCAACACACGCCTGTATAATTTCAGTTTCCAAGCGTTCCGTTTCCTCTGTGTTGTAATCCAAAGACGAACGGTCTACGGTTAACATCTGTACAGGGTTGCGCAAATCGGGTTGTTCCTCTCCGCCTGCATTCGTGCCGGGTATTGGTATCTCTACAAACGAACCAACGCCTGCAATACGTTTGTCCCCACACTTCGGGCAACGCATCAGCAAGCCGTTCGCATCGTATAGGTAGTTGTTTTGTTTGTCTTTCAAAAAACCACCGTCACAATATTCGCCGGTCTCGTCATTGTGGAAATCGCAATCCATTTCGTAACCGCTATAAATCGGGTATGCTCCGTACATGTCAAGATTGCGTTTTGAAATGTGGAAGAACAAAAACCAATCCAAGGCTTCCAACTCGACAGACAAAGGACTTTTCTTAATATCGGGTGTTTCGATACTCAACGCTTCGTTCCAAAAGAAACGAGCGGGCGTGTAACCCAAGTTGTGTGCTACCTCTACAATAGGCAAGCCATCAATTACACCGCCTTTTGCGTTGTATATTCTGTAATACATATCATCAAGCACCGCAAGTTTATCGCCCGGCTGCTTAAAAACTATGTACTCCATTTGTCCCGTTGTCGGGTTCGCTTCATAGCTTACCACGTTATCAATTGTCAACCAATAGAAGTAAGGACGTGCGTACTTGTCCGCTTCTGTGGGTTCTGCTGGCATATCAACAACCAACACCGAGTTTATTTCAGTTTTGAAATACTCCCAACCTTTCGTTGCCCACACTTGCGGCTCTCCCAAAACTTCCTTGCGGTAGGTTTCCCAATCCTCTCTGTCTGCTTGATTTACAAATTGATAGTTAAAGGCTGCGTTGCGACCGTCAAAAACACGGCTTAACTTGTCAAAAATCGTTCCCGCTGTCCGATTGGTACGGACAGGGAAACGAAACATAAGTTTGAACATACGGAACTTATCAACCGGCAACAGCTTGCCAGCCATTGAGAGAAAATCACTCAAAGGCTGATTAAGGCGTGGTACTATCTGCGTGCAAGCGTGGAACTTAATCCTGTCCTGCTGCGCTTTCGCTTTCGCTATTACCTGCCTGTTCTTCGGTTCTGCTACCGCTTTCTTGATTTGCTCGTATGTTAATATCATAACCGTTAAACTCGTATTTACTTGTTTGTGGAATAAACCAACCGCCATTATTCTGCATTCTCAAAAGGCGTTCTGCGTGGCTTATCTCGAAATCCTCTGTTACGCCTAAACTATCATTTTGAAGCGTAACAAGCGTTGTCTTTCCACTCATAGCCGTTACACGTTCTTCAAGTCTGTAAGCGGGTTGTAATCATCGGGCGTAATGATTACAAAGTCATCACTCCAATTAGGCAAGAACGACCAGTTAACACTGTTGTTGTCGGGGTTCTCGAAGCCGCCCAAACCCTTATCGCCGATAAACAGGTTGCGAATTGGAATTGGAGAAACATTGCCCGCTTCGTCTTTCAAAGCACCGATAGCCCCGTCCTCGTTGATGAGGTAAACACCCAAATTGAACACGTCTGCTTCACAAGACAAATATTTCATTGCCTTGATTTGCGCCTGCGGTGCGTTACGGATAACAGACGTGAATGCGGTCGGCTCTCGACCGATTGTCATCTCGATACCTCCCAACGTGTCGTTACCACCTCCAAAGGTGCGAGCCTTGCCCGGTTCTGCTGACGGTGCCTGCAAGTAAGGTGAGATAACCATCTTCGAACTATCTGCCGCCGCAAACAAAGGCGTAATGCTGGCAAGTTTGGTAATTGGTTTGCTTGAGGCAAACACGTTCTTTGCACCGTCGTCTTTGCGCAACCTCTGAAAGATTACTTTCTGCAACTGTCCGAAACCCTCCGAGCAAGTTGCCGCCGGGATAGTTTTGAGTGCAGCTAAGCCCGGACACTGACAAAATTTTGACATCTGATTAAAGTTTAATTAATATTAATTCTCTAACACTATTACGCTAACCCATTGCGTAACGTGCGACAAATATACTTATTTTTTTTATGTGTGAAAAGTATTTGAGAGATTATTTGCGTTATTTGACTTAAATATTGCGTCTAACGGCTTATATTTCGTTTTGCTTATAGTTTTACACCTCAACAAAGACAAAGCCGTGTCGGGCGTGAAAATAAGCCGTGCTATATTCTGTTAGTTCCTACGCCTTACCCCTCTGTGCTGCCTGCCGTATGGTTGTACGCTCTTTGTCGCAATCTCTTTCTCGTACACACCCGTCAAACCGTCCTCTATATCATCATGCTTGTTTGCACTGAAATTACGCAAAAAGTCTGTAAGATGTTCGTATATGTGTGGGTAGCGAGTTTCCCACCCATAAGGCATAATGATGCACTGATTAACCATTGCAGAAGATGTTATAATACGGCTTTCCTTGTTGCTACTCTGATGAAATGGTAAAGTTACCGCCTTAACCTTGCTTTTGATTATCTTCTCAAATTGCGAACCACCGTTGTTGCTCTCTATCCATGCTTTTTGTACTCCGTTGCGGTTTATCATTTCGGGTACTGTTACCGTTGTCACCTCTGTTGGCTCTGTCGTTGCTATCATGTCAGTAACCAACGCAAACAAAATCGGTTCAAATGTGCCGGTGTGTTCGTTGTATGCTTTGTTAGGGGATAAATAAATATCATAACATACGCTAAACAGCATATCGTCTCCCTCGTCTGCTACGTCTGTATAATTGCCACTACGTACATACGTGCCGTAATCTTCTTTGTTTACCCACGTCTTGAAAGGTTGGTAAAGTAAACCCTCAACGCCACCCGGGTTGCCTTGATGTAAACAATTAAACTGCACCGGGTCTAATGCTTGTTGCGCTTTCAATTCCTCCAAGCTGTGCCTTTCCTCCCATAAGGCGGTATCTTTCAGACGTGGGTCTATCTCTGTCGGGTCGCTTGTTTTTATTGCTTCAAAGTTTACACGCACCCACGCACCCGGCGGCACGTTGTTAAGGTCGCTCCACTTCTTAATATCAATTATCTGCTCTTTGCTCTTTTCAAGCCTACCGATTATATCCTCTTTGTGCCAACGTGTAAATACGATTAACTGTTGGCTTCTGTTGTGCAATCGAGTACGTACAACCGTTGTGTACCACTTCCAAGCCGCTTCACGTACTATTGGACTGTTTCCCTCTGCATAATCTTTGTACACGTCATCAAGTATTGCAACATCAACCGTCTTACCGGTTAACGCACCACCACGACCAACGACACGTAACGACCCTTTATGTCCTACCGTCTCAAATACCGTACTATTGCGTAAATAGTTGTTTGCTACTGTTACCACGTTTGAACCGTTGAGGTACGTGTCGGGAAACACTTTTTTATAGCGTTCTGTGTCGATTATACGCTGTACGTCACGGTTAAAGTCTTGCGCCACTGTTGCAGCGTATGAACCGATACATATTTTTTTGTCCGGGTCACGACCCAACAAGTAAGCAGGCAAGAAACGACTACTACCTTGCGACTTTCCATGCTGCGGTGGTGCTTGCACTATGAGTTTACGAATAACACCCTGCGCAAACAAATCTAATACACGGTAATAGTTAACGTGAAACTCGTCTGCGTCAAAATCTACCTGCATATAACGGGCAAAATTTAGTAACCTTTTCCGTGCTGCTGCTATTATCAACGCTTCCGGGTTACTTTTCAAATACTCTAATGCTTTATTTTTGCTCATTTTGTAAATTTATTTCTAAAAAGGGGCAAAAATACTTAATACTGATTATCAGTAAGTTAGTATCATTTGCCCCAAGGGAGATATAAAAACACGTTGTAAACAAATTTTAAAAGTCCTTTTTACCTACTTTAGGCGTACCCTTTCGGTAGTGCGTGCAAGTCTTTGCGTTATTTCCTCGTAATATGTAGTAACTTTCGTGCGGACAAGTCAGACAAATAGGCTTACCGTGTATATCCATGTGTCTGAACTGCATTACCCAAGTAGCGTTAACACATTCACGGCAATATTGCTCTATCTCTGCCGGTTTGCTTTTACTCGCTCTCTGTGCTGCTTTCCTTGCCATTGCCTACACCTTTTAACTTGCGTTCTTGCTCCGCCCTGCTGTCTTGCATAGCGTCTGCAATGTTAAACAACACATCATCGGGTACGCCCTCAAAATGATATTCTTGCGGCTCGTCCTTTGGCTTGCCTGTTATATCCTCGTTCTGTACCTGCTGACGGTTCTTCCACTTCTCGGGGGCAACATTACACAAAGCAAACACCAAAGCACCCGTATCGGGCGAAAAGTGCTTTTGCTTTACACGCTTATACTTGATTTGTGGGTTGCCGTCTTTGTCGCTTCTGTACTCTGTTTCAACTTCTTCCTCGACATAGCCGGTCGCTTTCTTGTACAGGGCGGTTTCTAACTTTATACGCAAAGTTTCTCTGTACTTCGCCTTGGCTTTATCTATAAGTTCACGAAATTCATTCTTTTCGTGCCACCAACGGTTAAACGTGTTCTCTGATACACCCGCCTTGAACCCCGCTTCTTTTTGAGTATCGCCTTTTGCCAAATTCTCAAAAATTATCCGCTTTACTTCTTTATTATACTTCGCCATAACTAACCCTTTGTTATAGTTAATATTCTATTTCTTCAACTCTCTTATAATTGCTTTTTCTTTCTCTGTTAATTCCCATTCATGGGTTACAACAATTCCCTCCCTTTCTTCTGCTTCTGCCCTTTCTTCTGCTTCTGCCCTTTCTTCTGCTTCTGCCCTTTCTTCTGCTTTATAGTCGGGGATAAGGTAGCCACTTCCAAAGATAGACTTGCCCAACTCTTTCTGACTTTCCAAGCCGTCTATCCTATGTGTTTCGCTCACCTCTGCTTCAAACTCTACCCCGTACCTCGATAGCTTTGCAAGTGCTGCCGCTGTCATTACGTTAATAGGGTACGTGTACTTTGGTAGCTGCTTCTTAATCTCTTTGAGGTTCTTATCATTCTCTGCCTTAATTACCTTGTATAACTTCGGTACAGACCTAAACCGCACACTTCCGTTTAGGTTGGTTACAAATGATGTGTTAACGTTTGCCCCGTTCTCATACGTAACAGTTACGCCCAAACTTATTGCCGTGAAATCTTGTGATGATGAGAATAACGTGAGAGTAGGTGCAAACAAAAAGAAATTAATGTCTTTCTCCTTGTAAAATCGCATTATCTCTGCTAATATAGAGAAAGGCGGGTTATCAAGTACAACGCAACCCTTTGGATAGTCAAAGTGTTTGTAATCTCCACCCGGATAGAAAGGACGTACAATGTCCTTGCGCTTTATCTTATATTCAGATATACACCAATCAACCACCGCATCGTAAATATTTTGTGGCGTATAACAATCATCGGTCGTTTTCTTTGGTTTGAACTTCTCCACAAAGGCAAGATATTCCTCATCGGTTTCGTCTATTTCTCCGCTTTCCAACTTCTTGCGAAATTCACGCATACCCTTTTCGTACTCCTCACGCTCTTTGCGTTCTTGTTCCTCTTTGCCTATCGTCTTATCCCAACTTTCGGGCAAAGCCACGTCCCATTCTTTAAGCTCGTTTACATTCCACTCTCGGGCAACCTTTTCCCAATCTACCGAGCCTTTGATGTCGTTGTCTAACATTGCCATACGTCGCAACTTCTCAACGGGTGTGTCTTGTGGCAACAAAATAACGGGTATTAACTCTTTGCCCAACTGCTTCTGCGCCTTAACTCGTCCGTTTCCTCCAATAGCCACGTACTTACCATTAAGCGGGAACACCATTGCAGCACGTGCGACAGTCATTTCGGGCAACGCTTCAACACTTTTGCGCAACTCTGCTTCCTGCTCCTCTGTACGTATCATGTAGTTTTCGGGTACGCCCTCGATTTGCCCCTCGTTGTACTCTACAAGATTAGCGGGTACAAATTTTATTTCTATATCTCCGGTTTCTTTCATATTGGTTTTATTTTGGTTGAATTTTGCGTCTGACGGCTTTTAATTCTTTTTGTGGTGTAATTTATTGTTTGTCGTATTTAAGCCTTTTGTGTGCCTTTATTTTTGCTTCTCTGCGTTTCTTATAAGAGCGATAACGCCCGGAACGCTTCTGAAACGCTCCGGGCAACAATGAAAAACATAAAAACAAATATACGCCATTACACTGGCTTTTCTTTTGGTTTAAGTATAACCTCAATCTCCCACTCCTGCACGGCTTCTTCTTCCTGCTTAGCCGCTTCCTCAATGTCTGCCAACAACTCTGTACCCAAATAGAAAGCGACAGGCGTGTTTCTGTGTCCGCCCTCTCCGTACTCGATTACTTCTGTTGTATCGTGTTCTGGCTGCTCTATTATTACACCGTTGTCAACAAACTTGAAATTATACTTATTCTTCATTTTCTTTGTCTCCTATACTTTGCAGGCGTTGTCTTAACCTTTTGTTCTGTGCTGCTGCTTCAGGACATTCTCCGTTTATAAACAACTCACAACCGGGGCAACAACCGCCTGCTGATTTGATTTCGTTACACTTCGCCGTCATATCCACACTTGACAAATAGGTCTTTAATTCGCTTCGGTTCGCCTATTACAACAAACTCCGCTTTTTCTCCTCTCATAATTGCAACATTTGCTATCTCGCAATCAAATAGCGGTGCTTCTTTTTGAAGCCGTCCTACTGTATAGATTGAAGCCTCGTGTCTTTTTCCCATTATGTTTATAATTTACCTGCAAATATAATATTTTATTTTCTATTTTGCAAGTGTTTAATGAAAATAATTCTAAACCCAACACCAAAGCACAACGCACGCACCTCAATATCCACATACGTATCTGCATTGTTAAGATATGAGAGAGAAAGGGCGGGGCTTAAAAACTCCCTATTTCTCCACGTGCTGCGGGCGTAAAAGCATACGCCTAAACGCCCGCCATGAAACACTTTACTTCTCATTGAGTTCCTCGACTTCCATTTCTGAAACAAAGTCCAAATTTTCACGCATAGACCTTGCGCCGTCTAACTTCGCTTTGTTGTAAAGCATGACAAGTTTTTTATGTCTCATCTGATAGCCTTTAACCCAACAGACGAAAGAACCGTTTTTGCCTTTCATCTTAACCCTTAATTTCGTGTCGGGCTTGAATGGCGCAAACTCTTTGATGTACTGTGCATCTAATAGATTCTGCTCATGTAAAAGCCCGTCACGCTCGTTCTCGATTTCCTTTGAACGCTTGAAATACTCTTCTTCTGTCATAGTTTCTTTTTTTATTGTTTTATTCAACGCTGTTTTAGCGTAGTTCTCGACTTTGTAAAGATTATAAAGCATTACTTTGAGTACTCCCGCAACACTTCTTCATCTTTTGTTAACTCTCGCTTTCGTGTGCCTTTATATCTTGCAATTCTGTACTCATCGCTTCTACACACGCAATAAATACGCTTGTACGCTTGATTATCTTTTGAACTCTGTCATACATTGCTATCTGTTTTTTGCAATAACAACCAATCTTCACGACTTACCTTGCAGATACGTGGGTACTCGACTATATCGCCTTTTTCAAAAGCAATATTATAGATACCTAATTGCCCCTTTACAGGCAACTCAACACATCGCACCGGGTTGCGCATCAACCAACCGTAACCGGTCTTAATCTCTGCACGCTTGTTTCTTGGTATTCTCGTTTTGTCCCAATCTTCGGGCGTGAAATCCTCTACACGCTTTATATCGTACAACTCGACAAAACCCATAATACAACCGCTTTCTTTACCCGGTATAATCGGTTTTTGACTACTGCAAATCAAAATACGCCCTCGATATTGTGTGGGTTTGCTTCTTACCTCGATACTCTTAACACCGTACACGTTACCGTCAATATCTTTGTAAGCTGCTTTAACCAAATCGTCTGCGTATGGTTGCTTTACCGTTAACGCCTTGTAGGCTTCGTGTTTAGTTGCATCGTAACCTTTCTTGATGTTTATCTGCATAGCCTATTTGGTTAAAATGGAAAATCGTCTTCCTCCTTATTAGGCGATACAGTGCCGTTCCATTGCTCTGTCTGTTGTGGTGCTGCCGCCTGCGTTCTGTTAATTACGCCTTTCGGTGCTGCTGTTGGTTGTGGTGGCGGTGGTGCTGCCGTTTTTGGTTTTGGTGTCAACAACTCCATACGTGAAGCGTATATCTCCGTTACATAGCGTTTTATTTTCGCTTCGTCCTCATACGAACGGTAACGCAACTTTCCCTCTATGTAGAGTTTATCGCCCTTATGTACGAACTTCTCCGCTACGTCTGCAAGTGAGTTAAACAGCGCAATATTGTGCCACTCTGTACGCTCCGGCACGGTTGTGCCGTCTTTTCTCTTATACTCCGGCACTGATGTCGCCAAAGACAAAGACACCGTTTTCCCTCCATTCTCGAATGTGTAAACCTTTGGGTCTCCTCCTACGTTACCCAAAAGTGTAACCCTATTTATTGCCATATTAAAAAAGATTGATTAAAAACTTTACAACGCTTACCGCTGAATAAATGTACGACGCAAACGTTAACGTTACAAACGTATAGAACACGATTTTATAACCTGTACTTGCTTTCATTTCTTGCGCTTATCTTTAATGATTAAATAAATAAAAAAGGCATTGATTAAAGCAATCAAAACGCCCATTGTGTTATCGTTCATAATTACTTAAATTTTACACCGTCCAACAGATACTCGTCTTTGCGCTCGCTCCAGTCTGCCGCCCTATTCAACGCCCTGCGGTCTTCGTCAAATACAAACATACAGAACCAACCACCGAAAGGTGCTTCACGTATTAACCGCACTTGCTTGCCTAAAATCAAATTGCGGTACTTATAATATCCGCTATTCTCATTAACGAAAGCTATACGCCTAATCGCATTTATTTGCGGTTGTTTTTGCGTCTGTCGCCCTTTCTCCCTTTCGGGGGTACGATTATAAGGCTTAAAGTCTGAACGCACGCTACGCCTTGAAATTTCGCTATAATCTGTTTTTCGTTTTACTCTCATAGGATAGTTTTATCTTTCCAAACCTCGTTATACTCTTTTGTTAGCTGCTCGATAGTCTGCACGTTGCCGGGATATATTCTCATCGCTTTGCGGTTTCCTGTCTCCCATTGGTTATGATGTTTGAAGCAAAGTATATTAACGTTTCTAACATCGTGTGCCGCTTCGGGGAACGCTCCACGTGTGCGAATGTGCGATATATAGGTCGCTGAAAATTGCGTTAAAGGTCGCATACACTCTTCACAGATATGTGGGTACAAGTCCCAACAATAGCGGTAAAACCTTTCGTTCTCTGCCGGTGTGTGTCCTGTGCCAAACAGATAACGTTGCACATCTACACGCACCTTTATAGGCATTTCAAACCGTTTATCTGTCAAAGGCTCGTAACCTTTGCTTTTCGCATACTTGTAACATTCTAAGTCCTCTATCAGAATAGCCATTTTTTCAAAGTTTATAAGCGGGGTAATTAACCCCGCCTATGTTGTTAGAAACTTTCGTTTTCGCCCGGTTCCGGCGTTTCCTCCGGCTCCTCTGTACCCTCTGTTTGGTCGTCGTCGTCACCCTCTCCAAATAGAGAAAGTTCTGCTTTCTTGCCCTTGAACAAAAAGGCGTACACCTCGGTTTCAATGTCTGCGATAATGCACTCCAATTCCTCCTCAAAACCCCACGTTTCGTTTTCAAGTTTAAGGCGTGGTGTGTTGATAGCGGTCTTCTGACCGTTTGCCACCTCGTACAAGCCGGTAAGCACAACACCAACGTTGTCGTCTTTGCCGCTTAGACTGATACCTCGTACCTCAATATTCTTCAAACACTGCTCGGCAAAATCTTCCGCCAAAGTAACCTGCGCCGGTCTTGCCTTGAACTCGTCTGTACTTACAAGCGTCTTGAAACTTGTAATATTGAACACACGACCCATAATCGGGCGTAATTGTGAAAACAGCTTGCGCAAATCGGGGTGTATATCCTTTGCGCTCTCGATATGGTACTTGTTGGTGTAAACCTCGTTACCAACTGTTTCCACTACCTCGTAATGAACGTCAAGACCTCCGTCTTTAAGTGTCTTAACCTTGTTCAAAGAAAATGCGTTCTCGCTTGGGATAGGCATATTCTTCACTTCTGTTACTTCTTTTGTTTCTTTCATATCTTTTTATTGGTTTATAGGCTTTCGCCAAGGTTGTCTTTTCTATCTACTTTTAACTTTAACTTTGCCGCTTCGTCTATAAGCGTGTAGAATTTGCGCTCCTCGCTTTCCTCTTTCGTTTCGTCCTCAAACTGCAATTCTAACCACTCATTAAGTAACGTTGCCGCAACTTCTTTCTCGTCTGTTATTTGCGCTTCTCTCTCTGCTACTGCATTAATGAGTACAAAGATAAGCAATATTAGCATAATTAGCAAGCAAATAAGAAAGCCTAATATAATATTAACCATAATTAGAAATCTTCCTCGTCTAACAAAGCGTTACGATTTGAAACGGGTTGTACAGTTGGCTTCTCGGTTGTAGTCGACTTCATTTCCTCCTCCTCGTAATGGTTTGACTTTGGCAACTCTACCGGCTCATCGTCAAAGATAGCCTTTGCCTTTACTATCTTTGTCTTTTTGATTGCCGGTGCGGTTTTCTTTGCCCTTGTGCTTGTTGCTCTCTTTGGCTTGCCGTCCTCATCATATTGCTTTTGTGCGAGTTCAACAAACCCCAACTCAACCAACACTGGCAAACAAGCTGCCAACGCCTTTACATCTTCGCCTGCGTCATGTGCCGGGAACGTCTTGCCCTCAAAACATTTTGCGTGCAACTCTTCAAGCGTTGGAAACTTGCCCGGGCGTCCGTCTGCAAAGCACGCACCGACAAACTTAATAGTTTTCATCATTGTGTCGATACGCTTGCCCTTGAATAGTGCTTGGTCTGCCTTGCTCTCGTAATATTCACGCCCTAAATAGCGCATAATATTAGCCTTAATGATAGACGTGTCAAAGTAGATGTTGTGCGCACAAATCAAAGGGGAAAGCGTGCAATCTTTGATAAACTCCTGCACCACCGCCTCAAACGGTACACCCTCTTTCATTGCTCGCTCTGTACTGATACCGTGTATCTCTGTCGTTGCTTCGGGTATCTCATAAGGCTTTCCGTCTGCCCCTATTGGCTTAATTATATACGACTTCAATACGCCGTCTTTAAGCCACGCTAATTGCGCCACATAGGGAAATTGATTGCAATCTTTTTCCCAATCTAAACCCTTTGCGGGTACACCCGTTGTTTCTGTATCAAAGAAACAAACGTCTTTAATTTCGTACTGCATAATTATAAATCTAATGTTAAATCTAAATTCTTTATTTTCTTTGCGTATGCTTTGCGTGTCAACCACTCACAACCACAACGCAAACACTTTACCCGGCTAAACCCTTTCGGGGTGTACCTATAACGGTTTATACGCCACGTTGACAAAGGATAAAATCGTGGTCTACGTTCACACTTACAAAACATAATTAAAGCGTTTCAAGTTGTTTTCTTATCTCGTCACGCTTTGCTTTCACTTCCTCTATTAAGGCGTTGCGAACACGTTTGCGCAACTCGTTTGAAATCTCAACATCAAAGCCGTTGACGTGTACGGTTATTGTTCCGCCCTCGTGCAAACGTTGGTTTAATTCTTGTTGCTGCCTAAACTCTTTTGTTAAGCGCAAAACATTGTCTATGTTTTCTATCTTCATATTGTTTTAGGATTTTCGATAAATGTATTGAGTTCCTCTGCTGCAAACTGCTTTATAAACTCGATATGTTCTATTAATTCAGCATTTCCTATCTCCGCAATCTCTTTAATGTGGGTTGTGTACTTGCTTGTTGATATGTCAAAATTTGCAACACACATTACGGGACTTTGTTCACGCAAAAACTTTTCTGTCTGCACCTCTGTAAGGCGTTCGCCTGTTTCATACAACGCCCGGCGTACAGTTGGAACAACGTAATTATAGTAATAGCCTTTCAGTGCTTCGCTGCTGCCTTTAGGCGCAACAATGAAACGCACCGTAACACGTTCGCCCTTGTGTAGTTTCAGAAACTCGTTGACTTCTCCCATGTAGAGAGATAAGCCGCCCTTATTGTTGACTACTCCGGTCGCTGATATTTCCCTCGGTTTCATTTTCTCTTAGTTGCTTAATTGTGCGCTTTGCAGCGTCATCGCCTACCGCCTTAATGAAATAGCGTGCGTTTGCTGACAAATCGCAATTCTTGTTCAATATAGCTGCGTACTGCTTCACGAACTCAACGGGCGTTAAATTCAAATAGTCAATAGGGTGTCGCTTTAACTCGTTTCCGCCCATGTTTGCCTTTATAGCTTGCGCCTTGCGCTCGCTCTTTAACGACTTTATAATGTTTTGTGCGTTCGTGGTAAACTGCCTTGTTTGAAGCAAGTCCCGCACCGTATAATCATCTACACACTTTTTGCGCTTTGCCTGCACCGGCTTCGCTTGCTCTTTCTTTTGTTTTCTTTTGCTCGTCATAGTTTTTATTTTGCAGGCGGGGCAATTAACCCCGCCCGGGTTACTTAATCTTCTGTGTACTCCTCGACTTGCATTTCCTCCTGTCCTCGCTTCACGTTCTCGATAAAGCCTTGGAAGCCGTTTTGTTTCGCTACGTCTAAAATCGCTTTAAGACGTTTTGCGCCCAAACTCTCACCTCGTGCAATTCTGAACACCTTAACGGTTGGGTTTGCTGCAATAATTAGTTTAGTTGCGACCTCCATTTTTTGACTGTCTGATACAACACCGTCAACGAAAGGCACGTTATTGAGTGTTAACCCCTCATCACTGAACGAAAGACCGGTAATTGGTAATTCTGATTTTTCGATAAGTTCCTTGCGCTCGTGCTGCAAAGTGTCTACCTTTTCGCCCAACTCATTGTAACTACTTTCAACCTCTGAAAGCTGTTCAGCACGCTTGTTGTAGTCCTCAACTTGTGCCGCCTTTTCGTTGTGTACTTGCGCCTGCTTGATTTCTTCTGTAACGTCTACGTCCTCTTTGTTTTTCTCGTATTCTTGCAGCCACTTCTCACAATTTGCCTTACGTCTTTCTGCTTCCTCCAGTTCTCGGTCGTACTGCTCAATATCGTTATTGTAACGTTCCTCTGCGTCTGAACGCTCGGACTTTGCTACGCTTACTTTGCGGTCGTACTCTGCTTTTGCGGCTTCGACTGCCAACTCGTAATCTCTTTTTGCGTCTTTCAAAACGTTGTCGATACGCTCGACTTCCTCGTGGAAAATTCGTGCGCTCTCTTTCTGCTTTGCCGGCACCGCTTCAATCTGTGAGATACGTTCCTCTAATTTTTGCTGTACGTTTTGCGCCTTTGCGTCTAATTGCGCACGCACGTTTTGACGCTCCAACAACTCGGTAACTTCAATGCGACTGCCGTACTTGGTAATGTCGCCCGGCTGCAAACCCTCTTTAGCTGCCTTAACTTGCGCCCCCAAATTCTTAATATCTCGGTTAAGGTGTGTTCGTTCCTCCTTTGCTGCCTTAACCTCTGCGTCTATCTCCTCAATGCGTTTCTGCACCTCCTTTGGCAATAGAGATTTTACAACCTCTATCTGCTTGCGTCTGCCCTCTGCTGTTTCTGACCAACTGCAAAAGTCGACAGCGTCAAAGTTTTGGTAGCCGAAAAGTTGTTGCAACATTGAAACGTTGTTACTTTGTACCGTCTTGCCCTTAATGCTTAAAACTCCACGTGGGTTTGCTTTCGTGAAATTAAGTGATACGGTGTACTCGTTGCCGTCGTCACCGACAACCATTTTGGCAAAGCCTTTTTCTTCTCCATTGCGCAAAACTGCGTCACGCTCTCCGGTAAGCAAAGCACCGATAGCTTTCAAAAGGGTTGATTTGCCCAACTCATTGTCACCAGTTATAAAATAAACGTTACCGGTAAAGTCTGCGCTAAACTCCTTGATTACTTGGAAATTTAGCAATTCCAATTTTTTAATATACATTTTTCGCTCTCTTTGTGGGTGGGTTGCCCCACCCGGTTATTATTTTGTTTGTCTTATTCTCTGATGTATTAACGTAAACATATCATTAAAACACGCTTTGTTACTCTGCGCTTCCTCTGGTGTTAAGTCCGCCAAAAAGTTTTCTAACTTTCTGTAAAGGTCGTTTAGAGTTTCCCGGCTCATTGTGTGCCGGGAAGCTGTATCTCTCATCTTTAATCCTCCGTTACGCTAACAGTATAAACATAATCGTCAGAACCTGCGTCAATGTAATGCGCTTCGATTTTGACAATTAGCGTTGTTACCCAATCGCCGTCAACCTCTCCAAGCATATCAAACGTTTGTGCGGTCTCGCTACAAACGTAACCCTCTTCCTCGAAGTTGTCCTTAAAAAATTGCTCTGCTGCTGCCTTATCCTCAACTACGATAAGACCGTTATTTGTTAACTCTGCCTTTACTTGTGCTTCAACCTCTGCAATAGTAACTGCGTTGATGTTCTCTTTGTTAACTAAATTCTTCATGTTTTTTATTGTTTTATTGTTTCCAAGTAAACCGCTTGGTCGGTTGTGTTATTTCCTTAACACGTTGCAAAGATAATACTTTATTTTATATTACCAAAACTTTTCAGTATTTTTTTTTGCGAATTTCTTTATTTTCTTTTGAAAAGGGTTAATTGACTATTGAAATAACGTTGTATTATGTCGTCAACCTCTCGTTCTTGCCGTTCTTTCTTTTCTATAAGATTAGGCGTATAGGTCGCACGCTTTTGCGTGTGCCTTAACTGCCTAACCTTATTTAATAACTCCGCAAAAGTAGGCACGCCCTTATCCTCTGTAACCCTTGCACCCTCTACAATGTTACGACATACGTTGCAAAGTTCCTCAAAGGTTAATTTATCGAAATCTTGCGCCTGCTGGCTTAAAGTCTTTTTGCCCATAAGTTACACGGTTTTACAATTATCGCCCCTTAGAACTAAAATAATAACCCTTTCGCCCTTTGCGGTACGTTCTGCAACACCCAATCTAAATCGTTTTGCAGCACATAACGCCCATAGTGCATTATCAGAATAGCGTCTGAGTTCCACAACGTAACGTTTGTGAGTGGGTACAACTCCTTTGCCACTTGCTTATAACGTGCCTTGCGTGCGCTTTTCTCCTCGTGCAACCCCTTAATACGTAACTTTAAGCCGCTTTGCCACTTAATAGGGTGTACAAGCACAAAAGGCACGTCCAACACGTCTAAAACCGTCTTTATCTGTTCAAAGTTGGCTAACATCTTCTGTATGCGAAAGACTTTACCCCTATTTTCGCCCGTACTCGTTACCATATCATCGGGGCGTATGCTTAACTTTTCGACAAATACAATAGGGTTGGTAAAGCCTTTGTAGTACTCAATGAAATCTCGAAGCTGTCGCAAATCTTTTGGCATACGCACGCACTCTAAATTATAACCGGGTCTATAAACGCAAATACCCCCGTTACTTGCGCCCGGGTCTATTGCTATAACGCAATTAACTTTTAATTTCTTTGTTTCCATATCTTACTTTGTTTTAATTAAAGACCTAATATTTGCTTTATCTTTCCTCTGTAATTCTCGTTCGCTAATCGCTTCGCTTCCTCTACGCTTGGAACTTGCTCGTAAAAATCAGACATTAACAGCGTGTAGACAAATACACCTTGCTTTGTGTCCTCTATGCAATAGATGTTTACTTCTGTCTTTGCAATCAAGCCAAAGGTTTGATTTTCTTCCCACTGCAAATCTTTTATACCGTTCAGAACCTCATCAACTGCGCTTGGTATGTGCTTGTTCCAATCCTCAAAGAATTGCAACATTTCTACACACTTGCACCGAATTGTAGCAACGTTGTGCGATACGTTACCGGTCGTAATTTTGTCACAAACTCCCTTTATACCCTCAAAGGCGGCTATAAAGGTGTCGTTCATTTCCTTTTGTGTCATTAAATTTAATTTCTCCATACTGCTATAATTTACATAAATAAATTTTGTTCATTTGTTTGCAGAATAGCGTTTACACGCTTTATCTCTGTGTCAATTTCTCGCTCTATTGCTTTACACTCTGCAAGTATAGACTTGCTTCGTGTGTTAAAGTACTCTTTTTGTAGTTGCCGCATAAAAGCAACCTTGTTAAAGAAATCCTTACTATTCATATCACTTTAACCTACTTAACCACTGATTATAAATATTACTTGCTATCTCATACATCATAAGGGGCGGTACGCTCATTCCACACACATAAATAGGACGATACTTCAAAAAGTTATAATCACTTGGGAAAGTTGCAGCCTTTATTATTTCTTTATTAGAAATATAACGTGGCTCGTAAAAAGACACATTCCCCTCAATGTGTGACGTTAACGTGCCTAAAACTTTACCTCTATACGCAAACGTATAATTAAACAAAGCTGATTTGTTATAAACTCTTTCATAAGCCTTTGACAAATCTTTGTCGCCCTCTTTTCTGTACTGCCATAAATGCGTATTCTTTTTTGATAATTTATTTTCAAAATTTCCCTTATCCTCAATTTCTCCGAACGGTACCTCCTTTTTGCAAAAAGCCATGTCTATTTTTGGAACTTCTGTAAAAAGGTCTTTTTGATACAAAAAACTACCTGCTAAATCTTTTCTTAAACAGATAAAGAATACACGCTCCCTTTTTTGTGGTACTCCCATTCTTGAAGCGTCAAGCAAGAAATGTTGACAATAAAAGCCGGCGTCCTCAAACTCTTTATAAATCTTTCTTAGATAGTCTTTCGCTTCGCCTAATAGTAACCCTTTCACGTTTTCAGCCACGACAACCTTTGGTTGCAATTCTTTTGCTAATTCGATAAAGTCAAAGAAAAGCGTGTCAAGAACTTGTTTTTGTTGCCCCTCTCTGAACTTCTTTTCTTTGCCCCAATCCTTTGCCCTATTGCCGGATATTGAAAAGCTACTACACGGGGGCGAACCGTCCATAATGTCTAAATTATACAATTCCTTTGGCAAATCTTTTCGCTTCTTAAATTCTTGTATAGGCTCGCAAAAGCTATACTTTGGGTTGTGGTTTTCCCTATATATAGACATCATTCTCGGGTCTATTTCGTTGCAGCCTATAACATCGTAACCTGCTAATTTATAACCCATTGTGCTGCCCCCCCACATGAAAAGCAACTAAATACGGTGCCTTTGTCTTTTGTGAATTGTGCGTCCTTTAACGTCCAATTATATGTTATTTCTTTCATTTTACTTTACTTTCTTTAATTAAATTCTGCAACTTCTTTCCGTCCATAGGGCAAAATTCGTCAACAAGTACGGCACCGTCTTTCAGTCCAAAACCGCAATACTGAAAATCATCACGACTATTGCCCAGTATAGGGTTATAACCGTATTTACAATTTATACACCTACGCTTCATAACACCCTCCCAACTTAATATAATCTGTTATTTGCGTTTCCTCCCTTACCATTGTATCGAAGCACTCAATTAACGCCCTACGTTGTGCGTACTTGTATGCGCCGGTTTTGACGGTTTCGTGCTGCTCTCCATGTATGCGAATATTTCCAGCTTGGAAAGGCTTTATAAAGCCGGTCGCAATCTGTTTACGTATTTCTAACATTGACAGGCGCAAATCTTCTTCTGTTATTTCTGCTTCAATTAAGCCACATTCTGATAACAACTTATAGCACATAAATTCCTGCGTGTCGCTTAATTCACACATTACGCCCTTATACTTGTAATACAGAAAAGCGTATATAAGTTTTTGCTTGAACTTGTTTGTCGCTCTTTTGTTCTCTATTGCGTTAACCGCCGGGCGTGGTATGCTCTCAAACGCTTTATAAATTACCTCGCTTTGCCGTTGCTCGTATGCTCGTAATATCTTTGAAAAGTAATCAGCGTTGAACTGTTGGTAATGATTTTTATCCGCCTTGCCGTTCTTATCTCGTGGCAAATATTGGTCTAATTCTCCAACGGCGGCAAGTTCAAAAGCCATTTTAATATCGTTTAGCGTCACTTGTGGAAAGTACGTACAAAGCACATCTAAAAGACGTGTTTGCATGTATTGCCAATCTGCTGTATTACTTGGTATCGTATAGCCTACGTCCATAGCTATGTATCTAAACAGCGTGCGAGCGTTACGGACTAATTCCTCTTTGTCCTCGTATTCTTGTAATTGCCGCTTTGTGCTTGCTACAAAAACACTCTTTTCTACTTTGGTAAGTCCTGCAAAGACTTCCGGCACATCAACCAACGCCCGGCGTATCTCTACCGCCTTAACACCCGGTTGTGGGTTGTATAACATTAAAGCGGCTTTGCGCATTAATGTGGCTTTGTTCGTTGTTTTTGTTAGTTCGTTACTCATAACTACATATTAAGATATTGCATTGCTTCGTCTATGTTTACTTTGCCGCCCGGCTGCGTTGTTTGGTTTTTCAAATGTAACTTGTTTTCCTCTCGGTCTTTTCGCATAAAGTTACGCATTGTTGAAATCCAACCATTTTCGTGTCGCTTCCTGTTACTGCTTTCGCTCCAGTCCATAACAGCGTGATAATAATACGCAACATCAATGTCTTTATAATCGTCTGAACTGAATTTTTTTAAGACGTAATTAATATCTGCTAATACCGGGTTTTCTGACATTAACGTCTTTTTCGTTTTGTCATAGACGCTTTTTTTTGGTTTTGCGTATATATTATTATCTTTATTTTCTTCTTCTTTATTATTATCTATATTATTAGACCAAAAATTTTGGTCGCCCTCAAACAAATTTTTTGGCTCTTTCGCCAAAATTTTTGTACCCCCTCCAAAATTAACTGCATAGCTATTGAATGTAACTTTTTGCCTTACCTCTGTACGCTTTACGATATAACCGCCCTCGCATAGCTTTATAAGGTTTTGCCGTACACTTTCTTTTGTCGCTCCAACAGTTTCTGCAAGATACTCTGTCGAGCCGTCAAAGAAACTTTCTTCGTCTTGACTGAACCCGTATATAGTTGCATAAAGCAACAACTGCGTACCTTTTAGTCCTAATCTGTTTCTCATCCACCCTGCTACGAGGATATAATTTTCATCTTTCATAAAATAAAAAGCCCCACCAATGGAAGCCACAACACATTCCAAAGACGGGGGTGCTAAATTATAGCTATTATATTTTTTAAGCGACTTTGTTGTGGTAAAGTGCTTGTTAATCTCAAAGAAAACCAACCGGGGCAAGAAAGAACATTATAGTTCGGAGGTGTCATAGGCAGCCCCGGTTGGAGACCCTGTAATCTTAATTATAATTTATCTCGATGCAAATGTAGCAAATTATTTTATACAAACAAAATATTTTCTTATTTTTTTTGTTCAATACCCACAACGGGCGGGTTAATTGGTACAAATGCTTGCTTAACTATTGCAACATTTTCCTCGCTCTCATTAGGAACTAACGACACAACGGGAAAGCGGCTATTATCTCCCGGCTTCTGTGTTGTGGCAAACTTGACGTTTAAGTCAAAGATTATACCACGCACAAAACCCCTATTTTCAAGCATAGCGTCAAAGGCGTTGCGTACTTGCGGAATAGAACTCGCTGCCCCTTTCGTGGTAAACGCCCACACGCCTGCTACACCACGCACAGCCGGCACAACAAACGTCAAAGTTAGCGTAACACTCCAACCGTCATATCCTGCTCTTACCGCTCTATTAGGGTGCTTTTGCGCTATTCCTTGCATAAGGTTTGGATATTGCTCTATTGTGTAGCTTTGGTATGTTTTGCCGTTCCATACGTTGAACGTTTGCCCATCACCATACGCAACCAAACCGCCTGCGTCGTCCCTATACTCATAGCGTTCTGCACAAACCTTTGACGGGTCGTCATCGGGAAAAACTATCTGTATAGTTGACGGTTTGTCACCGAATGCTTTTGTAAACATACCGGCGTACTTGCCGCCCGGTATGAAATAATCTGTACTTGTTGGGTACTCTTTACCGTTCTTTCCTACTACCTTTTTACCGACCTTGATTGTGCCTATACGTGGCAAAGCAAGCCTTTTGTCGGGTGTTGGTCTTTTTATTCTTCCGTCCATAGCTTACATATCTAATTCGTTGTTGAGTAATTTTGCCGTATTTTCGCTTTTAACGGCTTTCTTTTCTTTTTGTGGTATATTTACCACACTTTCAGCTTTAGGCGTTGACACGGCTTTTAATTTGCCTTTTTGCGTATTTTTACCGCCTTGTTCGTTGTTGCCCTCAACTTTTGAAGACTCAACCGGTGTTAAATCTTGTTCTTTTACCCCGGCTTCCTCCGCTGGTGCCGTTTCCTCTTTCTTTGCCTTTGTCTTTACCAACTCCGAAAGGGTTAAACTTATAACATTAGGTGTTAAGTCTTTATCATCAAGATTTATAAAACCGTTGCAAGCCGTGAAATTATTATCACGCTTTGCGTCCTCGATAGCTGCCAACTCTAACAGATAAGGAATTTTCTTTGCTTCTGTACTGTCTGTTTGGTCTTTAAGGTGGTATGTTGGGTATTTACGCCAATCTTTAGGCGCAAAGTTAAATACTTTGTCCACCGGGTGTTGCTCGTAATTTGCTTCCCACATCATTTTGTAAAGATGTAGCTGCACTTCGTGTTCAACCCAAAACCCCTTGCGACCGCTCTTAAAGTCAACTATTGCCGTTATACGTTTGTCACTTCCCGGCTTCTCTAACATTGTACACGGCAAATCAAGCATACCCGCATAATTGTAAGTAGGGTGTACAAGTGCAATCTCGACCGCCAAAGGCTTTACGTCATAATCTAACACGAATTGCGCAAACGAAAGTACATCTTTCTTTAACTCGTCAGAATAGTGTATAAACTCCTCCGGCAAGTGGTTAACGTCTATGTACGTTTTTAACTCGGTTTTCAAGCCGTCCAAATCATAAGTACGTTCTATAATCAGTTTTTCAAACTGCGAGTGCATAAACGTTCCATAGCTTGCACGCTCCATTTTGTAGCGTTCAGCTTCCTCGAAGCCTTTGTCGGCTATCCACTTTGTAAGGAAAGGATTTGCCGGCATAGTTTGATTTAAAATTGTAGTTACACTTGGATAGAACTCCGGCTCGTTTTGCTCGTTAAAACGGTAATAGTATCGGTGTCCCTTGCTGTTAAGCTGATATACACGGTAAGGGGGTTCAATCAAAGCGTCTGTATCGAAAAATACGCTTTTCATTTCCTCAACCGTTACGCCCGGCAATAACTCAAAAGCACCGCTTTCGTTATTCTCAACCTCTACACCCTCAAAAGGTGGTATTACAAAATCGCTCTCTTTTGTTTCCATATCTTTGTAAAATTAATTGTTATTTTCTTCTTCCTCGTCCTTAATTTGTGAGTTTACAAGCGCAATTCCTGCGTAACAAGACAACGCAAAAGGCAAAAGCCAAAAGTTACCAAAGCAACAAAGCAAACAGAACGTACCCATGTAAAACAAAAAGGCTCTTATAACTCGTAACTGCTTCCTACTATCAAGTAGGGCGGCAAAAAATCTCTTAATCATTGCTTAAACCGAATAAATAGTCAGCGGTACAATTTAGTTCACGACAAAGAATTTCTACCCACTCAATAGAAACCTTTTTTGATGTGCCGTTAACTAACTTTGTCATATTAACCTGCTGTGCGTTTACGCTACTATCAGACCACAACAAAGCGGCTAAATCTTTCTTAAATACTTTCTTTCCCATTCGCTCTGCTCGTGCGATTGCTTCGTTAATTCTCAACATAATTATTACTTTTATTTGATTAATTATAAAATCTATTACCACAGCTTAAACACTGCTTTTCCTCCCATATAGTTTCCGTTTCCGGCTCGCTATCTCTGTCTTGTTGGTGCGTTCTATATTCTCCGTCTATTACCTCGCATTCACCCCCACACTCTGGGCAATCTCCGTCACCAAAAAGAACGCACTTCATAAGGGTTTCAAACTCTCTGTAAGTAGGTTTGTTTATACCTATTGCAGGAAAAACCCCGCACACCTTTACAATAGGCGTTTTGTCTTGCTCTGCAAACGTATCTAATAGCGAACAACCGCAATAACACTCCGGGCAATCTATTAAGCCGTTATCCTCGATATATTCTACTACTTTACGGCTTACCACGTCAGAGGGGCAATTTGCCACCTCTGCGAGTTTCTCCACGTTTTTGTCTATATATAACATCATAGCCTTAACCCTTTACGTTTAACATCTGCATTGCCAAAGTCGCTGAAGCTGCTATGTCTTTACTCGTCCACTTAATGCGAAAGCAATTAAACAAATCTATGATACACGCCCTTAATGACATCTTATTCGCACACTCTATATAATTGCTATATCTGCACGCTGCTTCTTCTGCAAATATGACTCTGTCCTGTGCCGTTGCTTTGCGCTGCCAAAAGTTGTTTTTATTTGTCTTCATACGTTTACTTTGTTAGGCGGGGCAAAACGCCCCGCACATTGTTTACTCGTTGTAAGTTCTGTTAAGTTGTTGTAACTCGTTGTAATCGTATTCGCCTTTGAAAGATAAACTTTCTATGTCGTGCGTGTACTTTTCGCAAGTAGTGTAAACGATTGGCATTTCTTCGTTTTCGTCTGTTACATTAACACGGAGGAAAGAACCGTCAGAAACAACTTCAACGCCTGCAATCTCTGTGTCGAAAACGTCAAGCCAAAAAGCATGATAATCGTAATCTTTTTCGTACTCGTCAATGTCATTATACTCTGATACTGCTTCATTTGCGAAGATTGTAGCTTCTTCGATAGTGTCGAAACTCTGAACTACTGTTAATGTCTCGTAATGGTTGTTGCAAGCAACGCAAAATCTTTTTGTTCTCATTGTCTTATAATTTTTGTTTCTAAGTACCCGCTTAGTCGGTGTGTTAACCTTAACACAATGCAAAGGTATAATTTTTTATTTAATTACCAAAACAAAAAGCATATTTTTTTTAATTTTCTACGTATTTTTTTCAAAATACCCCTTTTTCTGCGTAATTTTGCAACACGCAATACCTTTTCGCTCTCGGTTTATTGCGTTACGCCCGGCAATGTGCTAATATACACACGCCGGGCGTTTTATTATAGGTCCCATTCTATTGTATAACGCTTCAAAACCTTGTTAAGTTTGTGCCGTTCTCTATCCTTGCGTTTGCGCCTTTCTTTTCTACGCTTTAATATCTCATCAAAAAGAAAACGCCCGTAACTCCCATAAACGCCCGTTGTTAGCGATATTCTCGTACACTCTAAACCCTCTAATTCCCACGTACTGACATACTCCTTACATTGTTCTTTTAGCACAAGTTCGGTCGTTATATCAAAGTATTTGTCACCTCGCTTGTTAAATGCGTGGTCTATTGGCAAGCCGCCAACCTCAACGAACCCCTCCACGTACTTAACGCCTAATATGCGGGTCGCTTCGTGTGCATTTCTGTAACACTCGTGTTTTCTCGGTCTGATGTACTCTAATATAAAGTTTATTTCCGCTTCTGTTAACACCTCCCTAATAGGCGTTAACTTTACCACTTTTGAACGCCTTTTATATTCGTTCCACATTTGCCGGGTTTCACCCTCTGAAACCCGACATAAGTTCTTAATATAATTTATCGTATTACTCATTGTTTCCCCACAACTTAATCGCAATGTCGTACTTTTTCTTTAAGTCGTTAACCTCCTTTTTCGCATAAGTTAACGTATAACTATGCTCTTTTGGATATTTACCGCTTTTCAGTCCTGCGTGGTACTCTGTCGCTTGCTCCAATTTGTGTGCGAAATACTCGACACTCTCCGGCATAGAAAGGTTTATAACGTTTTCACGATTTGCCCAATACTCTGCACGCCTTTGGTAATCTTTTTCTTTCTCCATTGCGTCACACATTTTGCGCATATTGCGGTCTTTGTCCTCAAACATCTTGCGGTGCCGTCTTTCAGAGTGGTGTCCTATCTTTATAGGCTCTCCCAATTTCAAAAAATCATCATTCTTTGTTGCAGCTGCAAAGTAATCGCTGCTTTTCTCGCTTTGCCTTTGCGCTGCTTCTGTAAGGCGTTCCGCCTTTGCCTTTGCTCGTTCCTGCATATTATAGCCGTCCGCCCTTACAATGGAATAGTAATAAAAGCCGTTGAGTTCTGCAACTTTGTTATAAACCACACATTCGTTAACTTTGCCGTACTTGGTTTGCACCTCGATAATTTCGCCCTTTGTGTGCTGCTCTGTACATTGTGCGACATATACATTTGGGCAATATTTTTTATAAGTGTTCATAATTATAGTGTTTTAATGTTACCGGGAAACCGCTCGGTCGGGTTCTTATTTCATTGTGTATTTACTCAATCTTTCAATATCTCTTTTTAATCTCCTTGCTCGTTGTTCCTCAACTTCTGCAAACTCGTTGTTTCCTATGCTTCTGTTAAACTCTGCTACTTCAATAGCGTTTGTTAATGCTTTTTCTTTTACTGAAAGAATGTACTCTATTTCTGTAAGATTGCCGTTATTGATAACTTGTGTAATCATATCAGCCTGTAATGTTGTTGTTACTTCCATTGTCTTATATTATTTGATTAAGAATAATCTCAAAGTTCCGTCTACTCCTACAAGTGTAGGCAATTCCTCTTTTTCGTTTCCCATTACAGACGCTTCAAGTTTCATTTTTGAAGTGTAGAAATACACACCGTACCTTTTGCCAATGTATTGTATATCATTAACCCAACCTTGCTCTTTATATTCTTCTGATATAAGGTTTTGGTCGTACCTAATCATTGAGAAATCAACCTTACCGTCTAATTTCTGTGCAATCTCTGCGATAATACTTGCGTTTGTTCTTTTCATACTGCATTATGTTTTATTTGTTATTACTTTACATAAAAACTAACTTTCAAACCTCTGCGCAACTTGCATACGCAAACATCGTCCATACAAGCGAAAGCACGGTCTAAAAACTTATTAAGCAATTCCTCTCCTATTAGCGAAATCAAACCGCTAACACCTACTAACTTATTAAGTTTGTTTCCGTTGTTATCAACGCCCTTAACTTTCAAACGAAAGTTCTTGTTAATAACTGTCGTGCTGTAAGTGAGTGTTATTTGCTTTTTCATTGTTTTTATTGTTTTGTTGTTTCAGAGTAACCGCCCTGTCGGTTGTGTTGTTTCCTTAACACGTTGCAAAGATAGCACTTTTATTTTAAGTACCAAAACTTTTAGTTATAATATTCTCGTTTTTAATAGATTTTAACCAAAACAAATAATTTAAGCGGTATAATTAGTTATTTTGGAAAGTTTTTGCGTCTAACGGCTTTTTATTGCTCTAAGGTGTAGTTATTAGGTTGAGATAAAAACAAAGCCGTGTCGGGCGTTAAAATGCGAAAACGAAAAAAGCGGGGGTATCTCACGACACGCCCGCTTCGATTTACATAAACATTATTGCAGTACATTCATCTAATTATGCTAATAAACTCAACATCTGTTATAACCGTGTTTGGATTTAAGCTAATAGCGTCTATCTTTCTACTTTTTACCTTGTGAGTACGCCAAAACAAAAAACGCTTATACTTCACGGTTTCTATAATCTTTATTTTGTCATAGGTTTTAAGCAAGCCGTCAAAGCCGCCTATACTATTAATACAACCGTCAAGCGTGTACCACTTATCCGACACGTGCAAACATTTCAAAGTATCTACTTTATAAACCGTATCGCCCGGCAAGTATATAATACTATCCCTTATTTGCGTTTTGATACGTGTAACGGTTTGCGTTGTCATACTTGACACGCTGCCTACGTCTTTACTCTTTGCGCTTAACTTCTTTATAAGGCTTGCGTCCTCCGCTCTGTACCTCTTTAAGTCGTCAACAGTGAGAGAAAGACCACGTACACGCACAGCGTTAAGGCTGTCGTCTACCTTGTACCGCTCTACATCTTGCATAAGCACACCTACGTTTGCCCGTTGTGCTGCTTCTCTGTCTTTGTAGTGGCTTGCTTTGTTCCAACCTATACAATTAGCCACCACTAAACCGACAAAGGCTATAAGCGCAAATAAATACGCATAGCGTTTAATTTTCAAGAACCAACTCATACGCTACTTCTTTATAAAGTGTTTATACTCGGGAATTGCGTTAAAGCACGGACACGCCTTTAAGTACTCATAGGGTTCTATTACACCGTTGCCGTTTTTGTCGGGACTGAAATCTCGGTGTCCTGCTATCTTCTGAACGCTTGGAAATCTCCCTGCTAATTGAGAGATAAGCCACAAAAGGGACTCTTTTTGCGCCGGTGTGCGTGTGTCCTCGTCCTTGCCTTGTGCGTTCAAGCCACCGGCGTAACAAATTCCTATACTGTTTGAGTTCCACCCCTGCACGTGTGCGCCTACCTCGTTAAGCGTGCGACCGACCTCGATTGTGCCGTCTTGTGCGACAACAAAATGATAACCGCAATAGTGACCGCTTTCGCTCTGACGGCTAAACCCTCGTGCCTTGTGCCATTTGTCTATCGCTTCAACGTCTGCAACCACGCCCGGGCGTGTCGCTGAACAATGTACGATTAAGTACTTTATATCTCTACTACATTTTTGCGTCTTGATGTACGCTTCTAATTCTTTTCTATTCATAACTATTTTACATTATCTTTGTTATCAACTCCTACGTCCTCGGGGTGTTCTCTCTCGTAACGTTCGATTATCTCCCTTACATTCTCGGGCAATGCTCGGGTAAACTCTAAGCGTATAACGTGGTAAAGGATATGAAATACCATACGGCGGGGGTACGCTATAACTAAGTTGCGAAACGCATTCTGCAAGTACACGTACTCAAAGATATAACTTAATGTTTTAACCACTAACAAAGAAGCGTCTTTGTCATCTTGCAAACTCATTACAGAGTAAACAACGTATATAATCGCTATATACAGAAAGAACTCACTTAAAGCGTTTTTGAACTTGGAAAACTTAAAGCGTTGACAACGCTTAATCGCTACCCCGTCCGCTCTCATACCTGCCCAAATGTTGAAACCGAAAACAATAGTTAAGGCGTAAATATATGAGTTTGTAGCGGTATAGTAAGCAAGCACCGGCGAAAGGGTGCTTACTACTATAAGCCTGCTTTGTTCTAACGTTATTAATCTATCTAACATTTTACAACAAAAGATTTATATATATCAACAAAAATGCTAACACTTCACCGACATAGTAAGGCTTTGGAAATTTCAGAACTTTATACCCAAACCAAAGAACAACGGCAAAGGCTACTAATATAGGGTTGAAAGTCGCTACCCACAGCACACCACAAATTAAAGCCGTCAACGCTCCTATTGAGTGCATTTTCTCTATCTTGTAATGTGGTTCAATCGCTACCAATGCAAGACCAAACACGGCAAACAACGCTAAAAAACCAAAGTTACCGCCTTTCTCTAACATCGGGGGCAAAAGTAAAGCACCAACAACACCAATTACAAACGAAAATAACCACGATTGCCGCCCTATGTAGTAGTTATCACTTACAAAGTTTTTAACGCCGTACTTAACACCCATTACAGAGAGATAAGAAAGCATTATAACGGCACTAATCAAAACTAATATTGTCATAACTATTGCGTTTTAAGCACCAACTTATCGGGATAGCCTTTCTTGTAATCGTAAGCGTTTACGGCTTCAACGCTTTGCAACTCCTTAACGGCTGCGATATGCTCCTGTGTTACGTTATACGCCTTGTAAGCGTAATGTCCGACCGCATCAAGTAGGCGCAAAGCTAATTGAGAGTTAACAACGAGTTTGAAACCGTTTAGCCATATTTCGCTATCCGTCTGTCCGTTCGCAATGTCTAACTCAATTGCCCGGCGTGTTCCAATTCTGTCCTCTCTATTTATCCACGCCGGAAAGCCATTAAGGGAAAACGAGTTAACCGCATCGCTACTATCATACGCCTTTATCTCGCTTACCTTTGCGTTGATTGCAGCTTCTAACTTCTGCGCTTCGCTCTGCATTTCCTCTACCTGCTCATAACCGTTTGCTTTGAGCGTTTCTTCTGTCGGGTTGATTATTCTAACCCCTCCTACCTCGATATATACACCGTTATAGGTGTCGTTTCCTTTCTTGTATTGTTTCATATCATTTACTTTCCTAATTCACTAACTGGTAATATTTCTGAACACATAGTTCCTATCACAGAACTTTTCCTATATTCTGCAACTGCATCATCAGGGGCATAACCTACCGTGGTAGGTCTATTTCTGTAATTCCATGGCGTTTTAATAACGGGGGGGGTCTTTGACTTAAAGATATAATGTACATTGTCATTCATAGAAAAAGCGTTTTCGCCAATACGCTTTATTGTACTTGGCAATGTAACATATATATCTTCGGCTAAAGCACCCATAAACACAAAATCGTCAATGAGTTCCAACCCCTCTTGTAAAACTAATTTTTTAATTTTATTAGTATATATGTAACAAAAATCTCTTTGGTTCAGAACTTTAACCCTTGGTAACTCAATTTCCTCCAAATTATTAAAATTTCGAAATGCTACCCATTTTCCAATGTAAGAAATCCCAAAGAACTTAAACTCATTGAATTTTTTAATTTCTCTTACCAAAGGGTCTTCAAAGGCTTTTCCTACTTCGCCTTCTATATCCTTAATCATAGATAATTCATCATAGGCAATTTTCCCGTCCTTATCTGTGTCAAAATACTTAAGACAAAGAATCTTTGTATTTTCATCTTCAAATCGCACAAACTTTGGCTTTTTAGCCACGTTTGCAAGTAATTTCTCAAACAAAATCATAACGTTCCTCCCATTATTAAAAGTCCGTTAACGATACACCCTTGATATGTCTGTCCCTTTTGTGGCTTGAACACATCGCCTATCCACTTTATAGTGGTTGGCAGAGAAAGTTCTGTGCCACTTGCAGCCGGGCAAGTGAACTGAAAACAATACTCTTCAACAAATGCTTTGTCGGGTTTTAGTGCTAAGGTTAGTTTAAGGCTTTTAACTTCGCCCCAAACGTGCATTGTGTTTGGTGTTAATGCAAAAGTGGTGTCTTTTGTTCCATGATTAACCAACTTGAAATAACCCGGCTCGCCTTTTTCTCCCTTTTCGCCTGTGTCGCCCTTGTTAATACGCTTTGCATGCTCTACGACTTCATCTACTTTACGCTTTACCAATTCGGGCAACTCCGAACCGTCACCGGTTGACAAACGAATCATGCGGCCGCCTTTCCATGTGTAGGAACTTCCGTCATTGACAAAGAAATAAATTACACCCTCTTTCGGTTCAACACCACTGTTAGACGGTGTTCCGTATGCTTCTTGCCCTATCCACGCCGGGCAATAGTTGCCGTCTGCACGACAAAGGAAACGCTTTGTTACCTCGTCATAAACGACGCTGCCATCAGTTGCTGTTGCAGGCGTTAAACTTGCGTTTCTCACATACTCGTGGAAAGGCAACAAAGCCGCACCACCTGCACCGGATAGGCTCTTACTCCAATCGGCTGCGTCGGCGGAGAATTGTCCAAACTTGCAAAAATAAATAACCCTCTGCCTTGTCTTTGTATCAACAAAACTAACCGCTAAACGCTTATCAAACACGTTTGCGCCTTTTGTTTCAAGCTCTGTTAACACTGCTTCAAGCGTTGTCGGTTCATTCTTTGGCGAACCGTTGTGTATCTGTATCGTGTTCTCAACCTTTTCGACTATATCACTATAAGACTGTATAATCTGCGCAATTAATTCCTCCATAGACAAAAGTTGCCAATCTGCTGGCTTATTGCTCCATTGCTCGGACGTGTTATAATAGAGGATATATTTGCCGGTGTCGCTCTTTACAAAGCGCAAAGTCATTCCGGCTTTTCTTCTCTCTGTTGGTATAGCGTTAATCGCTTCTGCCAACTCAAAGCGTCTACCGCTGTTATCTGTCGTTGCGTTGTAATCGTTAACCAAATCAAGTGTCGCAAATCTTGACGCATCAATAAGCACGGTTTTAGACCAATTTGTACCGTCATACGCAAAGGCTACAAACTCACCCTTTGCAACGGATAGACCTGCAAAGTTAGCGTAAACGCCCGGCGTTGAAGCGAAATAAAGCGTCTTGCCACTTACTTGCGGTGTTGTACCTGTAACGGCAACGCCTTTACACTTGTACTCATCGCCAAACGTGTCTATCATCTTAACTAACACGTTTTGCAAGATTTCACCCGTAATCTCTTGCACTCCGTTAGGCTTTATAACCTGCTTAACGGCTCTTTTTAATTCCTCGTAATTTGCCATAATCTTTATAATTTAGATTGTGTGTAATCTCTGTTAAAATCGTTGTTAAAACTCCCTTTCGTTTCCTCTCTGTACACGTTACCGATTTTCTTCGCTACGGTTGCCGTTTCAAACTCTGTTTCAACGCTTGCAATATCGCCTTGTGTCTGCCACTTAACCGTAATTAAGAACGTATCGCAATCGTACTCTCTGCCTATCTCATCAGTTATAAGAACGTTGTCAGCCATACGGATAAAACGCATTGCATCACAAAGATACTCGGGGGCGGCAAACGTGAATTTATACACCTTTTCGGATATTTGCTTTTCGGGAAAGAAATAGCCGTCTCGGTTTTCGCCCTCCTCCTCAAACTTATATTCGGGTTTGCCTATCTGTGTATTGAGATATAACACATTGTGGTATCTCACACCTTCGTAAACTATACGCCCGCCGTCAAATACAAAGTCCTCATTATCCCACCACTCTACACGTACATAGCCGTTTGTTGTGCTTACGCTTGTAAACATTTCGCTAACCCACGTTTGAACACCGTCTGTTAATTCTATGTAGAAAACGCCTATTTCCATATTAACGGCAAGTGGTAAGTAAGCGGGATAAACAATTACATCGTAATCGTACTCCTCCATGTTTACAACGGTTAAGCCTGCACTTTTTACGTCCTCGGTTATGTCTACAAAAAGGCTGCCGTCACGTCTGTACAGCTTAACGCCTACCACTTCCTCGTCCCTATGCTTTCTTATGATTTGGAAAGGCAAAAGCACATCAGCGGGCGCAAACAAATTATAGATAGCACCGTAAGCGTATGACTTACGGTGGTTTTGTTGCTCCTCGCTCTCATAGAAAGGCAAAGGCGATAAATTATTGTTCTGTGTCATACTTTAACGTTGCTTTAATCATTCGACTTGACAAATTTACAGATAATTTTTCAATTTGCCCCTCTCCTAATAGAGTTTTTACCAACTTTTGCGGGTGTGGTTCTCTGTCGCCTGCCGGAAACGACAAAATTTGTTTTTTCTTTCTGTCCGTACCTCGTGCGATAGTACGTCTTTTGTTTATCTCAACCACGCTTGCCGGCAAGTCGTAAACATAGTAATTCGATTGCGCAAAGGCAAACGACACATAGCCGTTTTGCAAATCATACGTAACACCGTCAATCTCTGTCTGATAAAACGGCAATTCTCGCAAATTATCCTCAACCCATATCCCAGCTATACTTACATCGTTATAACCGTTCATATTAAAGGTTAAGTACTTGCATCCGGTAGGCATTACAAACGTTACATTTTGCTCATAATCTTGTGCTGTTAACGTCATAACATCTGTGTAGCCGTTATCTTTGTACACTCGTATGTTTGCCGTATTGCCTGCATTGGTTGTCCCGCTATGTCGCCTTAACGTTACACGCATACTTACACGCTTGCCGCCTACCGGCTTTAACTCCCATTGATTGTCAACCTCTCCGCCGTCCTTTGAGTACCACTCCGCAAAGTATGAAAAACGGTTTGTAAACAAAGCCGTTGCCGGTACGGTTGCCAATAGCGCAAAACCGTCCTTGCTCATACCGCCCGGGTTTAGCAGCATAAGGTCTATATCGCTTGAAAAATTACCCACGTTCACGTCCTCTATCTTGCCTTTGGTTACGTAATTACTCTTTACCTCGATAGGATAGCCGTCAAAGGCTTGTGTGCAATCGTCCATCCATGCGAATTGATAATGCTCTGACATATCCGCTTTATCAAACGTATATTCTGTTTTTGCAAAACTCCACGCCTTACCGTTACGCACGTTAAACAGCTTTGTTAAATCGTAATCAACCTCCGGCTCTCTATTATAAGACATGCCGTTGTTAAAATAGCTTACGTGTTCTATATGTAGTTTTTTGTTCTCGTCAATATACCAATAGCAACGAAACACGTCACGCAACATATTAAAGATATTTTGAAGCGTACAAATAGCCCTTTTTGCGGGTTCTTGATACTCACCTGTCAAGATGTTACTCTTCTGTGTTATAAATAGGCGTTGTTTAATTTTGCTTATCGGGTTATTTTCTGCATACAGAAACTTTGAACCGTTTTCGTTGCTGTCAAATGTAACGTCACTGAATTGCTTTAACAGCACATTTATACAGCTGCCTAATTCGTACGCATCACGCAATAGGTAGCTTGTGCGCCCCTCGTACTCTGCCCACTCGTCTTCAAACTTAAAGTAAAACCACACAGAAGCCGTTAACCACGTACTTTTGGCAACAGGGAAAAACTTTCCAGCACCCGTCATATATGGCATTTGAAAATAACGCCCGTCGTCACGCTTGCCGTACTCTGTTGCCTTGTCTGTGCTGTCAAGACTGACAACTATATTGCCCATTTTGTAGCCTATACCGTATTTGTAATTGCGGTTGTTATCGACTAAGTCCTCCGCCGGTATATCATACGTGTTTAGGTTGCTTATCTTTGGTTTGTCAAGCAACAAGCGCATAAATATCCGTATAACATTAACGTATGCTTTTGCGTAACCTGTGCCGCCGTTAAAATCTATCAATACGTACTCATTGCTTTTGTCTGTCGCATTACCCACAATTACCGAATAGCCCTTATTACCACGTGACACTACGATTGAACCCGTAGCAGCATGATGTGCCGTTTCCTTTATTTCTGTTATAGTTACTATGTAGTTTGTATCGTCTTTCCTTTTACACGTGTACACGGTTCTGTCGCCACTCTCAACGGCTTCATCGCCCACGTACACACCATTATAAGCCGGGTCGGTTGCTTCTGTTATGCTTACTTCTACCGCCTTATGTGCTAAAGCAAAATGATACTTATTTATCATTTTATCCGCATTATCGCACGCCTCTGACACGTCTTGCTCCCAATTAGACCCGGAAAGGAAACACGATACAACTTTATCGCCTAACTTGTACACTTGTATAAGCGGGCGTTTGGTAATTAACACGCTATCAACTTCGGGTGCTAACTCGATAAGATTGTACTCTTTTTCCATACCCGCCAACACGTCTGTATAAGCGTCAATAGTTGACGGCTGTACGGTTATACTCTTATCTGTTGGGTCTATTGTGCAATCTGTGCGCATGAACTTTCCCTCCCAATAGTTGTACCACGACCGCCCTAAATCGTATGAAATCTTAACTACAAGCATATAAATAGTATCAAATTGCGCACCCATAATTAGGTCGTAATCTGAACGCAAAAAGGTAAACTTACCGTTTAACTTTGCACGAAAAAAACGGTTACTTGCTTCTTTCTCATAATCAAGCGTTACATCGTCTTTATAAATAGGATTGACAGGGGTTTCTGCCCCTGTCTTTCCTAAACGCAAATAGAATTTATAAATAGGATTTATCATTACTTCTTAATTTTACGTGTTAAATTCTTATATTCTACAATCGTGTTGCCCTCTGCATCGTGGTACATCTTGCGTTCGTTTTGTTCTCTGATACTACGCACATTATCGGTTAACTCTGTAAGGTCGTTGTCGTTCTGTTTAACGTTAACCTCTAAGCCACCACCCGCAAACGTGCCGGCGTACTTATCTTCAAACGTGCCACGATTAAGCGACTTGATAACATCTGGTATTAAGCGGCGGTAACGTCTTGAATTGCGCTTGTTGATAACCGCAAAAAATTCGCCACCCTCTGCACGCCTTTTCGTGCCGTCTTTCTTTGTACCTAAGTCTACATCATCGCCACTTTGGTGCGAACCACCCTCGAGCAACTCAACTGTACCCTCTCCGTAAGTTTCTTTGTCTTGTGCTTTCGCTGCTTGTGACGCTTTAATCTTTGCAAAGGCAAACGAACCCCACATAATTGCGATTGCAGGAATTGCCCAAGGGAAACCCAACTGCGACCAAATCATTGACGTTGCGGTTACAAGGTTGCCTATCTGCTGCAACGTTTGGATAGCTGCCTGCGCTTTCTGTGCTTTCTGTTGCTCCTTTAACGCCTTTTCTTGGTTACGCTTTGCAAGGTCTAATTCCTTTTGTGCGTATGTAACGTTTGAAGCGTACCCATTTGCACGTGCTTCACGCTCGCTATCTAACACCTTTTGCGCATTTGCTACACGGTTATCCGCTCTCTTTACCTCTGCTTCTGCTGCTGCCACTTCTGCCTGCGTCCACGCATTCAAAGCGTCCATAGCATACTGTAAGGAGGTATCAATCGCTTCCTTTTGCCCGTCTGTCAAGTTCAAGCCTAACAACTGATACAAGTCTTTGCGCTCGTCTTTTTTGCTCTGCCCTATTTCTTGGTCTATCTTCTTAATCGTGTTAAGTATAGTTTGAACCTCAATGTCAGACAACTTCGTGCCGGCTTGCTCGTTTAGTTGCAATATCTTTTTTAATCGCTCTTTTTCTGCCTGCAATCTGTAACGGGTCTTTTTCTCCTCTGTTGTCTGTAATAGTTGAAATTCGCTATCTGCTAAAGCCTGCTGTTGGTCAAATATAGCTAATTGCGCTTTGATATACTCGTCAGCAATACCGCTCTTTTTTGCGTCATACTTTGCGTTAATATCGCTTTCGCTCTGTCGCTCGTCTTTTGGCTTTGCCGTGTTCTCTCTTAACGCCTGCTTTCGTTCGATTTCGATTTGTTCAAGTTTTAGCTGCCTTTCTTGCTCGCTACCTTTGGCAACGGCTTCCAAACGTAATTTAATTGCGTCCGCTTGAATTTTAAGCATATCGTCCTCGTGTTTGCGCTCCATTTCTTCAAGTACTTGCGCTTTCTTTTGCTGCAAACTTGCAATAGTACTTGTTATGTCGTTGCGCCTTTGAACCTCTGTCGCTTTAAGCAACTTTAGCGAGTGTGTCAAGTCCTCAACCTGCCTATCATAGTGTACTTGCGTGCGCTTGCGCTGCTTCTCGTACCCCTCTTCCATTAAGTCGATTTTTGCGTCCTCTGCCTTGCGTCTTGCGTCTAAGTCTGCTTTATAGGCTGCTTCTGCTGCTCGTGCTGCCTTTTCTGCTTCCTTTAACGGGTCTTTTTCTTTCTTCTTCTTTTGCTTTTTCTCCTTTTTCTTTTTGCCCTCGATAGGTGTATAAGCGGTTGACGCTTTCGGTTGCTCGGTTATCTCCTCCGCATCTGTGTGCGTTGGTAGAGATATTTCTTTAATGTGTCCACCGCTTGCCGTTTGGTTTATACCCTCGATAAAGGCGTTGCCAATAGCTTTACCGGACGTGAACACGTCTTTCATAACCTCGTCACCGCCTGCCTTTATTGCCTTACCAAAAGACGTTAACGCATTTTTGAAACCATTTGTAACGCTGTTCTTAATCTCTGTTACGCCTTTCTTTACCCTTTCAAAGTCAAAAGCGGCTATACCTGCCAACGCTTCGCCAAAGCCTGACAAAGCACCGGTAACAGCTTTGAAACCACCGTGAACGGTACTTACAAAAGCGTCTATAACTCGTCCTAAGTTCTTAAAGCCGTCTATTATCAGATTAAAGGCAAGTTTGACAACCTCCCAAAGTATCTTAAATTGCGTTACAATGTTAGCAACACCGGCACGAAATACGATTGAATTGTTATAGAGTTTTATAAACCAATTCGCCAAATCTATGCACCCTTTTACAACGGCAATCATCCACTTTGTAGCCGTCAACTTTAAGTTATCAATAACACCCTCAAAGCCTTTGTCGGTAACGTCAAATAAAGCACTCATCGCATCGTTAAGTTCTGCGGTTGCCTTTATCTGTGCCGTTTGTGCTTCGCCCCACTCTCCTGTCTGCTTCTTTACCTCCTCTAAGTTGGTAGACATCGTGTCGAGTTGTTCGATTAGCTTAATACCTGCGTCCGCTCCATTCTTACCGAAAACGTTTTTAAGCACTAAACCGACTTGTTGGCTATCTGCGCCAAATTCTTTCATTTTAGTGCTTATCTCTTGGATAACGTCAAATGTGCTACGTGCGCCCGTTGCTAAATCTCTTTGTACGTCCTTAACGTTTACGCCTATACTCAAAAGTGCTTCTTGCGTGTTCGTACCCATTTCACGAATACGTTTTGAAGCCATTGTAATAATATCAAGACCTTTGTCGCTAAAGATACCGCTTCGTGTCTGCTGCAAGATAGCCACCATTTGAGACGCTCCAATGCCTGCATCATGGAAAACCGGTGCATAACGCTTTATCTTATCCAACATATCGCCGGAAAGGTCTGCACCACTTGCGAAGCCGTCCGCAACGACCTTTGTCGCCTGCTGTGCGGTTATGCCATAATTAGCCATTAAAGCGTCAACGGTTGACAAAGTGTCTTTGTAGTCGTGTCCCATTACGTCCGCACACGCTTGTATCTCATTACGCACGCTTATAAGTTCATCGCCTGCCAAGCCGGTAAACTCTTTGGTTAATCGTGTCGCTTCTGCTAAGCCTGCATTATAATCGTACCACCACTTAAAAGCCGCCCCGGCTGCTGCTACGCCTGCAATAGCCAAAAACACTGGGTTTGCCATTAACGTCATAAGTGAAGCACCCAACGCTTTCACGCCGTCACCGATTGCGCCCAACGCTGCCTTTGCTCCTCCTCCGTTCTGTGCCAAACTGATAAAAGACTGACCGAACTTGTTGTTAAGTCCCAATACCTCGGTAATCTTGCTTTGGTAGCCGCTTATACCGTCACTAATAGCGTTTAACTGTGCGCTATAATCTCCATAATTACCCACGTTAAGCTGGTGCTTGCCGGTTTCAGCCTGCAAACGCTTCATTTCTTCATATATAGCCGCCGTTTGCTTTACAAGTCGCTTTCCCTCCTCTGTCTGCTCCCTCTCTGCCTTTGTCATGTTGTTGAGGTAGATTTTATTTATTGAGTATTGAGCGGAAAGTTTGTTGTAACTGCCCTCTGCTGATTGCGCTAACTTAACGTTGAGTTTGTTTAACTCGTTGGCTTCTTTGGTTGCCTGCTTTAACTCTGCTATCTTTTTAGCGGTTTCGCTCTCTGCAAATGCGGTTTCACGGTACGCCCTCGCCAATTTGTCTGCATCGTCTGACGCTTTGCGTGTTGCCTGCCTGCCCTCCTCGGTTGCACCGCTCACACTCTTTAACACCGTTGTAAGCTGTATCGCTTCGCCTTTGATGTTCTTGAGTGTGTTCATATATGTATCAGACAACTCGTCTAACTGCTTTATAAGGTCGGTTATAGAGTTGTCGGGCGAAACTA